AAAAGATTATTGTCGAAGGCGATGGAGAAATTGTATATAATGGCAATTTAAAATTAAACGTATCCGGTGATTTTGATCTTGAGGTTGGCGGCGATATGAACATTCGTGTGGCCGGTGATGTAAAAGAAGATATATTGGGTGGCTATAAACAAAGAATTGTAAAAAATTATGAAACAACTACTCAAAAGAATAGAAGCGAATTTGTAACACAAACTCACACACAAACAATACTAGGTGATCAAAATAATATTATTAAGGGACAACAAAAAAATTATGTAAATGGTGATGTTACATATTTAAGTGGTGGTGATTATAGAATTAATGCAAAAGATGAAATCATACAATCATCTCCAAACATTAATATTGCTGCAGATGATCTTACAGTTATTGGTGACACTGGAACAATCGGCGGAGAAAATGTGGTATATTATGGACACACTGCACATATTCCAAGAGTAAATTCTACGTCCATGCATGCAACCACATTTCACGGAACATTGGATGGTAAGGCATCTTTTGCTGCTGCAGCTGATCAAGCCGGATCTGCTCCATTAGGACCTGGTTCTGGTGGTGGTTCACAAACAATTACTACTGCAACAAATAAAACAACTGTACAACCTACAGCAAGTGTAATGAATGATTATTTAAATTTATCAAATAAGGGTGTCATACAAGTTAATATTGATCCAAGTAGTGTTATGTATAATCAAATAGATAAAACAGTTGATTATGGTGGTATTTCAAATCGTAAATTAACTACTGCAGAAATTAGATCCAAAATGAGAGATCCTATTACCGCATCAAATAGTAGTTTCACATCTAGTCAAGTATTAGAAGGTAAATTAAGCTCTACATTTGCAAACATTACTCCTCCAAGCATTGGTAGAATTGTAAGTAATGAAAGCACACCTCGTAGAGGTAAAAATATTATTGGTAATGCTCCAGGTGGTGCAGTGAAAAGGTTTAAATCATGAGCAAAAAAGTATTTCAGGTCGATCCAAGATATAATCCTAATTTTCAATCAAGCATTACATCAAGGACACCTTTAGCCAAAGGTGTAAAGATTGCAAAATTTCTTGGTGGTTATGGAGATCAAATAACACTTTCTCATATAAAGGATGAAGCTGAAAGAAAAACAATTGCAAGGCATTTATATTTACATGCACATGCATTATTGACCATTTCTGAAAACCAAGGAGAATTTGAAGATTATAGATTAGTGATAGCTGAAGGAGTATATAGAAAGGCAGATGGTGAAACATTACAGGCCGGTAGTATTAATGATCTGGCTACAGAAGGTAGAGCCATTGTATATGAATTAAGAGATTCACATGGCAATATTGCAGTATGGAAAACATTTGATCTTGCTGTATATTGGAAGGATAATATTGAATTTGAAAAACTTATATTAGATTATGATACCTTTAATCCAGATGATTCATTAAATGCACAGATTATTCTTATTATGCCAGAAACGGATGATACATGGGAAGTAGATTTTGATAATACCCTTGAAACAAGATTTAATAATTATGTTCAAGGGACAAACGAGTTGATTGAAGTGCAGGAAAATCTATATAAATAATGGTATATAATTAGAGGAAAATATGCCTACTAGATCATTTGCAATAGAAGATGGAAATACAGCGTCATCATCAATTATAACCACGAGAACCCGTGTTTATAAGGACATTGATTTAACGTTTACTCCACGCCCTGCTGGGGATATTTTTAAAAAGACCGATGCAGCTGCAGTTAAACAGGCTGTAAAAAATTTATTACTTACAAATAGAACTGAAAGACCTTTTCAACCAAATTTTGGTGCGGATTTAAATGATATATTATTTAATTTGGATACCGAATTATCAGATGACATTTTGCCTGATCTAATTTATCAAGCAATTGAAACATTTGAAAGAAGAGCTAGAGTTTTAGATATTACAACAAAAGTAGTACCAGAACGAAATGATGTTTTTGTAAGTATCACTTTTCAGGTAGTGAATAGTGGTGAGGTCGTAGACTTAGAACTTTCATTAAATAGGCTGAGATAATATGGCAACCACAATAAAATCCGTAGATTTAGATTTTGATAATATTAAAAATAGACTTAAAGAATATTTGGAAACTCAAACAGAGTTTTCTGATTACGATTTTGATGCATCCGGTCTATCAAATATTTTAGATGTTTTGGCATATAATACACATATTAATGCTTTAACTGCAAATTTTTCAATTAATGAGTCTTTTCTTTCATCCGCGCAGTTAAGAAGTTCTGTGGTTTCACACGCAGAAACTTTAGGTTATGATGTAAGATCATCTAGATCTGCAGTTGCATATTTAAATTTATCTCTTAATCTATCTGGAGTTGTTGGCAGACCTCCGTCAATTGAGTTAGCAAATGGTACCACATTTACATCCAGTATAAATGGTACTTCATACACATTTAGAACTATGGAAACATTTACAGCCAAAGATAATGGTTCCGGTCTATATGAATTTAAAACATCTGCAGCTTCACTTGATATTCCTGTTATTGAAGGTACACTAAAAACAAAAACATTCTATGCTCCGGAAAAAAGTGAAAGACAAATTTATGTTATCCCGGATTCAACAATAGATAAATCTACTGCAGTTGTAAAAGTATTTGATACCGCATCTTCATCTAACTATAGAACATATTATCCGCTTACACAGGCTGTTGAAGTAAGTGCAGTATCAGAATTTTTTACAATTAGAGAAACACCAAATGGGCAATATGAATTAAATTTTGGTGACGGCACATCCTTTGGTAAATCACCTGATCCTGGTAACAAAATTGTTGTTGAATATCTTTCATCCTCAGGTCCATCAGCCAATGCAGGTACATTATTTGTTCCATCAAATGATGTTAGGATTGATGGTATTGATTATACACTTTCATCTATTACTGCATCGGCATCAACAGGAGGTGCTGAAAAACAATCAATTGAATCCATAAGACAATTAGCGCCAATTGCATTTGCAACACAACAAAGGTTGGTAACATCACTTGATTATAAAGCAATTATTCTTTCTAATTATACACAAATAAGAGATGTTGCCGTTTGGAGTGGCGATGAAAATGATGAAGTAAACTATGGTAAAGTTTACGTTTCATTAAATTTCCAGGATAATACACCTGCTGCAACACAACAGGCAATTAAAGATTCTATTGTTTCAAATTTTGCAGAAAACTTGTCAGTAATGTCAATTGATATTATCTTTATTGAGCCATTGGATGTATTTGTTGAATGTGATATTAATTTCGATTTTGATCCAGCATTAACTGGTCAATCAATTGCAACAACAGAAACCCAGGTATTTAATTTCTTACAGACGTACTTTAACACAAATTTAAATTTATTTAATAAGGTATTTCGTAAATCAAACCTTGCAACAGAAATTGATGCACTAGATGGTTCAATATTATCATCCAGGATTGATGTTAAAACGCAAATGCGATTCACACCATTGTTAAACACGCTTAATACAATATCATTAAAGTTTCCTAACAAAATTAGATTTCCATCCGCAACTTTACATCATGTACAATCAACAGTGTTTGAACAAAATGGAGTATTAGCTCAAATTAAAAATGAGTTAGGTAAAACAAAACTGCAAGTTGTAGATTTAGATGGAAATATTTTACTGGATAATGTCGGTAATTATGAACAGTCTACCGGCATTGTAAATATTGTAGGATTCCAACCTGAGGTCTTGATAGGTGGAGTTGATTATATTAAAATTTCAGTAACACCGGAAATTGAAAATACATTAACACCATTGAAGAATTATATTCTTAAAATTGATACAGATAAATCATCAGCCACTGCAAATATTGATAGACAAACAACATCACTTAAAGTTACAATATAATGGAAACATTAAAAGATTTTGATAGATTAAAGGTTAATTTCCGGAAAAGTCTGGTTAGCGAAGTACTGCCAGAACATTTTGCTAGCAATTATCCTAGTCTATTGACATTTATTGAATCGTATTACGATCAGTTGGATTCTGATGGTAGTTATGGTGGTATGATTAATGAATTAAGAACAATTCGTGATGTTGAAGATACTACACTTGAACGACTAGATTTACTTTTTGACGAAATTGCGCTTAATGTATCACAATCACAGTTTACATTTCCTAGAGAAGCGATTCGCAATTTTGGTAATTTTTTTAGAGTAAAAGGCTCTGAATATTCTGCCCATGGTTTTTTTAGAGCATTTTTCAATGAGGAAGTTGAAGTAATATATCCTAAACAGGATTTGTTTATTGTTGGTTCCAGTGATGTTGGTCCTGAACAAAATAAATTATTAACCGATGGTGCTTTATATCAATATCTTTCAGTACTAATTAAGGCACCATTATCAATTGATAGATGGGAAGAATTATATCGTAGGTTTGTACACCCTTCCGGATTTTATTTGGGTGCTCAGGTTGTATTGGAAGCTTCTCCCAACTTTACCA